CTCGGTCACGAGTAAACAAATGCGTGTGTATAATAAACAGATAGCTTATGGCTTTCAGAACATTTATAGACCTGTATGTTATGCAAACACGTTGGAAAACGAACTCGCCGCGCTGAAAGCACGCGTATTGGTAGAAACACCCAAACCAGCACCAGTGGTTATGCGAGATTTTGTGAAGTTTGCCTGTGCCCATGTGCGCGAAATATTCGGAGATATACCGAAACTGCGACCTGTACCATTTACAGTGTATTTGCAACGCTCTAATGCGTCGCCAGCTGTAAAACGCATTCTTAATTCAGCTAAATTCAAGATGCGTAGGGCGGGTATAACCTATCATACCAAACTCACCAAAGAACAACTCCATCAATATACATCTAGGAGTTTGTTCATTAAGAAAGAAAACCTTTGCTACCGGTCGCCTGCCGGTTTAAAAAATAAGGCACCACGGGCAATTCAAGGTGCAGCCCCGGAATTTATATGTTTAGTCGGGCCAGTGATTATGGCCATACAAGATTATTTTAAAAAAATATGGACAACTAAACACACCATTTGTTTTACTAGTGGTGTAAGTGCCGTTGAAGCTGCAGCTATGATAGATCAAGATTGGAGTCATTGGGAGGATGATGTGGGCACATTTGACTCTTCGGTATCTTTTGAGTTACTGGAGCATGAAGTGTGGCTCACTAAACGATTTGGCGCGCCTAGAGCCGTGTTAGACCTAATGACTGCTAACTGCAATACGCATGGGAAAACATACCATGGTAGTTACTATTTTGTGCCTGGTGGTAGGAAATCTGGTGACCCTTACACCAGTTTGTATAATTCTTATTTGAATGCGATGATGCATTCTTATATTATATGCAAGAAATTGGGCTGGAGTGTGCCCAAAATGATGACGAACGTCAAAATGTTAGTGGCAGGAGACGACAACGCTATGGCTATTAATTCTAATCAGAATATAGATTTTGTAGGAGGTATGCGTGAGCTTGGATTTAATTCTGAGGCTGTATATCGTCGAGATATTAATACGCTTGAGTTTTGTTCATGCCGCATATATAAAACACCCAAATTTATCACGTTTGGCCCCATGCCAGGTAAAGTACTGGCGAAGATGGGCTATTTCAATGACCCGCCCGTAGGTGTCACATCGCAGTCTTTGATGCGTGGTGTGGCCCTTGGGATGAAAACCTACTCATCATACATTCCACCTATTAATGCTTTTTTGGATAGGATTTTAAGCCTGACAGCTGGACACAAGGTTGTTGGGCATGGTGATGATGTTAAAATGTTTGAGTGGCAAATGAAATTTGAAAACGTGAGTGATCAATATGAGCCTGAGGTTTGGTGTAATTTGCAAGATACTTATGGCTGGACACCAGGGCTGCAGAATAGATTGGAGCAACATTTGTTCAGGGCAAAGTTTGGCGATATGCTAAATATACCTGTGTTGAACTTGTTGTTAGATCACGATACTGCAGCTGAAAGTGTTTATGACATTAAAGTTGATTCTACGCAGTATACACCGCAACCTCTAGATTTGACCAACTTTGGAATAGAGCCTAATCCCGGGCCACTATCCGAAGCTACTAATTGGTATACGTTGTTTGAGAACATGACGATAATCCTAACGGAGTATCTCAACAATTGGATACTAGATTTGACACGTTACGGTATTGAGTCAAATCCTGGACCAGAATACCCCGTGGCCGCACAGGAAATGCCGCCGAAGAGGAGATCCCATCCGAGTCGTCCTGGAGAACGACTAAAGTGGATAGAAATTTATGACCATATATTTCATGCTCCCGTGGAGCATACCAGCAAGGTTCAGACTGGTTTCAGCTATATAGCTACAGCCAAAATGGCAGGAAAGAAATCAAAACAGAACAAGACCCAAAAACGGGCAATAAAACATACTAAGAATGTGGCTAAGACTTCGCCACCTCTAGTTAACAAGAAGAAAGTCATGAAAACCAAAGGGTGGTTGGGAGACATTGGTAGTATTGTAGGTAATCGGTTTTTTGGAAATACTGGTGCTACCGTGGGACAGTTTGCCGGCGATTTGTTCGGCAAGGTTACCGGGCTGGGCAGTTACCAAATAAAGAGCAATTCATTTATGACTGCCAATGGCCCACCCGTCTTTTCACCTGATAAGCTGGGTGAGATAACCATATGTAATAGGGAGTATGTCGGGACGATACAGTCATCCAGCGGGTTCGTCAACACGGTTTACCCGTTAAACCCAGGTTACGTAGGGACTTTTCCACAATTAAGCCAAATAGCATGTTGTTTCCAACAATATGAATTCTTAGGAGTTATATTTTATTTTAAGAGTCTCAGTGCTGACTCTCTGAATTCTACCAACACAGCATTGGGTGAGGTCATATGTGCAACAAATTATGACCCCGACGCACCTGTTTGGTTGGACAAAATAAACATGGAATCCTCACAATACGCTAGTGTGTGTAAACCCTCTTGCGATATGGCTCATCCCATTGAATGTGCACCAGGTCAGACGACTTTGAAAACGAAGTATGTTAGGTCTGCCACAGTGCCTACCGGACAAGACCCTAGATTCTACGATCACGGTAATTTTCAGATTGCAACTTATGGTAGTCAAGCTACTAATGTGATCGGGGAGCTCTGGGTGTCTTATAAGGTACGTCTCATAAAACCGGCAATGGGTGCAATGGCCATGCGACAAGGCCATGCAATATTCATACCCACGACTGGTAATTTTTATTCAGCTGTTAGTGGCCAGGTTGGTAGTATAGTGTTGACTTCAACAACCAATAGTCAACTTACCATAACTGGTTTAACCGTTGGACAGTCGTATTGTATCGCACATTACTATTCTGGTGCGTCAGTTAGTGACACTAATGGGTTTGGCATTGTGTCAGGTGCGATAAGTTATAATTACTGGGATAGTTCTGGACCACAGAAGACGGTGAGCAATGGTAGTGCATATTTGAACGTGTACACATTCACGGCCACAGCAGCTATTGCTGTTTTGTCTCACACCGTGCCTGCTGGTGCATCCGCTTGTTCGGGAATCATTTTCATAAATAATATTCCAAATGCTTCTATCATGTCACCGCCACCTCCACCTTTGGAGGAGCGTTTGGCAAAACTGGAAGCGGTGCTGAACAACACCACTCTTTGTGTTGATGAATACAAGGAGGACCCGAAAATGTCTGCGACGCAGAGGGTGGTTCCTTGGCGCTCATGAGCATTTTCGTAGAGCCCAAAAAATTCTTGCGTTGGCTTAAACGTGCTATGTTCGCCAATATTAGCAAGAATAAAGTTCGTAAAGAAACATGGCAAGAACTTTCAAGTTTCGTTGAGTTTAAAGACCCTGGCAATTGGTTTGAAATACCTAGTGCAGATTTTCTATCTTTACAAACCTTTTGTCTTATTGATGGTAAAGGGGAAAACTTGAGTTCTGATTCACTACTGAACTTTGCCTCAACCCTTAATGATTTGCTCACTCGTCTACTTGAGCATAATTCGGATTTAGCAACTGCTTTGAGACCCCCACAGGTTCATCCGGATGTTAAGGATAATCTCTAAATACGTAGACATAAACCGCC